TCTGATACTTTCATGTCTTTAAGTTTGTCTTCAATGTCTTTTTTAGCATCTTTGAATCCATCCTCATAGCCTTCTTGTTCAGCATCTGTACGTTTGTCTTCATCTAAATCGAGTTCTGCAAGTAATTCGTCAAGGTCAATCTCGTCAAGCTCTTCTTTAGCTTCATCCATATCCTCTTTTTCTTCATTTTTCATATCATCTTCTTCGTATTTTTTCATGGATCCATACTCGTCGACTTTTTTGTCATCGTCCATAGCTTCAGCTACTTCTTCTTCCATTTTGTCGTCTTCTTTATCCATTTCTTCTAACTTAGCAGATAACATAGATTGTAAGTGAGGTGTAAAAGCTTCTTCAAGAGCAAGTTTAGCATTCGCGATAGCAGTTTCTTTAACAGCTTTAGCATCAGCGATTGCCTCTTTTAACAAATCATTGTTTGCCATAATCTCAAAATTTAAGTTTGTGAAATACGATTATTAAGAATCGTAATAGGGAATAATTTTATATCGGTACCATATTCAGTTTCATGGCACATTGCGATTATACGTATATGTTTATTGTGAAAAAATTAAGAAACAGGACAAGAGCCTTTAGAACAAAGTATTTCTCTTATAACATTATTTACTTTAGTGTAATCATAAGTAATAGTTTCTTTACCTTCTTGTAAAACTGACATAAATGAACCTGGATTTGAAGGAGTAGAAACGAAATCCCAACATAATAACTCAAAATCATCTTGTACTTCCATTACACTACCATTTTGTTCTAGTGAACCCATACCTCTAGATGATACACCTACTGTAATACCATTTCTAATTAATTCTTTTAATATATTACCTGAAGGGGTAGGTAAAATTTCTATTTTACCCATTAATTTATCTCCATCCCAATTATAATCAGTTACAATGTGTGATACATTTTTTAAATTAATTACAGTAGATTCTGGATGGTCAAGTTCGCCCATTGAGCGTCTTTCTTTAACTAATTGATCGTATTTTTCCATTTCACGATCCCATAACTCTTTTTTGTAGTAACGTCCATTACCATTTTTAACCTCAGCCGTTGCAAGGATACCTTCAACCATTAAGTTTCCGTTCTCCTTATTGACGTTTTCTGTTAATTGAGAAGGTGAAACTTTAATAGCATGTGTTTCTATTAATAGTTTCTTACTCATTATGGTTGATTTACAGCATAAGCAGAAGTTGATTGACCTACTTTTTTAGGATCTCTCTCACCTACTTCTTTACTTCTAGTTGGATTATTTTTTTCATTCCAGCTTACAGCATCCATTTCATCTATTGGTTTTTTATAAGACTTTCCTGACATTTTTTCATACATTTTTTCCATTTTAGCTTTTCTTTTTTCTAAAAGCTTAATTTCCTTTTGCATGTCTTTCATTTTCTTTTTATCTACCAATTCAGCTAAATTGTCATCTTCATTTATTGAACTTAGTCTATCTGCTTTTTCATTAATGTAATTGCTAAGAAATTCTAATTGAGCCTCCATTTTAGTTATTTCTCCTGCTTTACCTATTTCAGCTAATTTAGTATCAATAGATTCTTTTTTAGGTTTTTTAGCCATTGCCTTTTTAATAGCTTTATCTCTTGCTGCTAAATAATCTTTAGAATCAATATCACCATCACCATCCATATCTTTGCCTTTAGCTTCCATTGTATCAGAATAAGATACAGATGTACCTTCATCTTCCATTTCATCCATAGGTAATTTCTTTTCTTCTTCTTTTTCAGCCATCATTTGCTTTATAACTTCACCAGACATAGCTGCTAAAGAATTAGGATTTCCAGTTGTAACTATAGAACCCAATTCTTCATTTATTTGTTCCTTAGGACAACATTCAGTATTTTCTTTTACAACTTGCATTGCATTATCAGTTTCTTTTAATTTCTCACTGTATCCACTACCACCATAAGTTTCACCAGAATTTTCTTTAGTATTAAGCATTGCTTCAGAATATCCTAGGCCTTTAACACCAAATTGGCCTTCTTTTACATAATGTAAAGGATCCTTAGCTAAATTTTTAACTGCAATTTCTTTAGCCTCATCTAAAGTTAATTCTTTATTATAATTTATTTCACATTGAATACCAGTTAACACTTCTTGAGCGTTAACATTATTTATATTTTCAACTGAAGGATTATAATCATAGTTATGAGATTCAATATTTTTTACTTCTTCAGATACTTTATAAGAACCTGCCAATTTATTGTCCATTGAAAAGTTAGTATCTTGACTTTTAATTTTTTCATCTCCTTCCTTAGTATTATACTTCATATCAGTATTTACTATAGGTTCTAGGGAATTACCTTCTGCTAAAAAACTTTCAAATTTAGTCCAAAATGGTTCTTTTGTAGTAGGTTCAATTTTAGCAATAGGTTTTAATTCTACTACTCCGCCTAATTCTTCGTTAATTGCTTCCTTTTCTTTTTTAGGAACAAATTCTTCTTTAAGCTGGTTAAATAATTGTTCTGGTGTCTGTTTCATAATTTATTTATCTAATAATGTTTCAATATCTTTAAAATAATCGCCTATTAAATCGGTTCCAATAAATACATCAAAACTACTTGGATTTTCTCTGTAGTATTTTATAGTATTAATTTTACCTTGACGTAATAATTTTTTTATATTTTCTAGTTTAGTTTCAAGTTGATCAAATGCTTCAATTCTTTGTTTTTGAAATTGTTCAGCTTTGTTTTCTTGTTCCTTAACCAATTTATATTTCATGTTATACATATTAAAAGAGTTTCTTAACTATCATTCCTGATCCCTTTTGTACATATGTACCATCTTTATTTTTAGGAACTAATCTATATTTGAATTGTTTAGTATAAGCACTATCAGTAACTCCATCCGGACCCGCTTTAGGTCCAGGTCCTAAACTAGCTCCTGGGTCTTTACTATTCTCATCAACATTAGTTGTTGTTTTTAATGTTTTTGATAATTGTAATGCCTTATAATATTTTTGATTTTTATCTCCTAATTGCACACCTTTCTTATCTTCATCTTTATCCATTTTTTTAAGACGTGCTAATTCTTTATTTATTTTAGATAATGGAATTTTTTCTCCCTTTTTAATACCTAATCTTTTTCTAACGGTACCTTGCTTTAAACTACCTGCTTTTTTACCTTTAGCAGCCATTTTTTCGTAAGTATCTCCTTCTTCAATTGGTTTAACTCTATCAGCTCTAAAAGTACCCATAAAATTACCATCAAATCTAACTTTAACTTTATCATTAGGTAATTTTTGTATTATTTCACCTGTACCAAAAATAGAACCATCTTTATCATACACGTGGACTAAATCAATAGCTTCACCTAATCCACCTGGTCCTTTTAATTTTTTGCCGTTTACATCTCTATCATACCCACAAGTACCTTCATTCATATCATAATCACGAAGTTGTTTATTAATTTTAAATAAACGATCTTCTAATTTATTTAAACGATTACCATAATAATTAGCTATTTCCCCTCCTTCTGGTTCTGCTTCTTGTTCCATATCTCTATATAATTGAGCAATCTCATCTTCGATTTCTAATTTAATAGTTCTTAATGTTAAAGCTTCATCATAATCAATTCTTTCATCTAAACTCCCAATTCCCGATACTGGGCCTCTTTTAGTATAATAGTCTTGTTGTATCTTTTGTTCCCTTTCAAGACCTCCCATTACATGATCAATTATATCTTTTAAACCTTCTACTGAAATACTTACAGGGCTGTAATTTCCATCTGTCATAAAAGCATCTTCTCCTGCTCTGGCTAAACTACTTCTTTCTCTCATTCCAGCTTTTATAGCTTCTGATTTGTCAATTTGATAACCACCTAATTGTCTAATTGAAAATTGATCTTTATCTTTATCATAATCAAATATTACATATTGACGATTATAATCAGGTTTTAATTGAACTTGATAGCTATCACCGCTATGAAAATGATCTTGTACATGATATTTAGCATTTAAGTAACTAAATAATCGACCACCATCCATTGCTTCAGTCATTGTATAGCCTAAAGAACTTACCATACCAGATGGCAATTTCATTCTATATTTAGATTTTTTCTTCTTTTTTTTACCTTTAGGTCTTATAGGTTTTCTAACAAATGCATAAGGTGTGTTATATGCACCGGCGGCACCTGAAGTAGATATTTCTTCAACTTCACCTTCTAATACACCTTTTAATCTTAATCTTTGGAATTCATCTGGGTATTCATTACGAACATGAGTTCTAATACTATTTCTTATTTGTTTTAGTTGTTGAAACGCCTCCTCAAATTTAGGGTCTTCTTTTAATTTTTTAGCTGTTATTTTAGATGAGTTATAAGCCGTATCTACATCGCTAAATAATTTTTCTATACCAGGTAAAGTTTCAACTTTCCAAGAAACTCTTCCTGTTACATCATCTATATCAGTAACAGTAAATTTTGTTCTGCCATCTTTACTAACAGTAACTTGTCCTACCTCAAATTTTCTTTTAGGTATTCCTAATTCTTTTTCTGCCTCATCTGCGGAAGCAGTTTTAGACATTTCATTAAGTTTATACTTGTATGCCATTTGCTACTTGTATTTCATTTACTAATTGGTAAAAACGTAACAAATCAACTAAATTATTATCTCCGACTTTATCTGTCTTTTTTAATTCAGTTAAATATTTAGCTACTTCACTAATTTTAATTTGAGTAGCTTTATCTTTGATATTTTTATTTTCTTTTTTTAGGATTGTTTTTAACTCATTAATTTTTACATTATAAAAATTTCTTAAATCCGGGGTAGAATCAACTGAGTTAATGTATTCTTTAAGTACTTGTTTTTGATCATTAGTTAGTTGATCATATTTTTCATTAAATTTTTCTAATAATACTTTATATGTTAGTGTTCTAACATCTTTATCATATTTAGAAAATTCTTGAATAACTGTTGTTTTTGAGTCTTCTTTTATTTCCTGCTTAGTTAAATGTTCTAATAAAGTTATTTTATTATTAACTAATTGTTTAGGATTTGAAATAGTTTTTGAATTAATAGCCTCAATTAAAGTATATAATGCCGCTAATTCTTTGTAATTTGATATTTTTGAACCAAAAAAAGATTCTAAATCATAATGTTTTTTGATTTCATTAATTAAATTATATTTTTGTTTTTTTAAGGACTTTCTATTAAATTTAGTAGATGCTTCAAGTAATGTATCAATTACCAAAGTAGCTCTACCTTCAGTAAGTACTTTAGACTTTAAAACAGATTCATAAAGTTTATATTCTTTACCTAAACTGGTTTTAACAAAATATTCTTTTAATATATCAATAGCGGGTGAATTACTGCCTTTTAATGTATCAGCCGTAATTTGTCGTACTAACAACTCAAATAATATACCTGTGTTTTTGTACTTTGAATGTTTTATTTTCATCAAAAAATATATTTATTTATAAATATTGAAAAAATTTTACTTCTTTAATTGTTTTTCATCTAATAGTGAAGTATCATCCTTATCTTCTTCAAATATTAATTTCTTTTTATTTAATGATTTAAACATATCCAAATTCTTTAAATAAGTTGTTTTAGCTGATTCAAAAGCTAAAGGACCTCCTTTAAAATTATTTTTGATGTCATTAGAATCATTTTTATCCTTATCCTTCATACGCTTAACTCCTAATCTATCTTTTCCAAAATTACTATCTTGTTTATTTCTTTTAGTATTAGAAACAACCGGGCGACCAAGTTTAGGATCATCCGCTGCATATTCTTCAGGTTTTGGTACATCACCTGGATTAGTATACATTCTTCCCTTACCATATAGTGAAGCTAAATCATGAGGTGTACCATAAGATTTACCTGTTTGAACAGGATCATTACCTTCAGCCTCAATTTGTGCTAATCTAAACTTACGTTTAGCATCTTCTCTAGATAAATCTCTATATTCATCATATTGATCTTCACTAAAATGATAAACATTATCATAAATCCAATCAGAAGGTACTAAACCTTGTTCTAATAATTGCTGAGATAATTCTGTTTTAGATTTAAGTAATTCTATTTTTTCCTGTTCTAAAATAATAGAAGGTGCTGCCATATTTAAAGTAAAATTAGTTAATGTTTCATCAGTATACCCTTGAGTATATAAATGAACTAACGCAATTTTATTTAATTCTGATAGTACTATTCTTTGGATTCTTTCAATTGTACGAGCAAATCTAATATCTTGTTGAGCTAACGTAGCTTTTCCTTCTATACCTTCTTCATAGCCTAAAAATGCTTTTGGTATTTTAAGTGCAGCAAATAGTTTACCTCTTAAATATTCAACATCTTGAATACCATCATACTGTAAACCAGGTGTGGTTTCTATTTTTGTTGTAGCATCATTACCTCTAATTGGGATATAAAAATCTTCTAACATGTTTTGCATGTTATATTTTAAATTATATTCACCAGTTCTATTATCTTGGAATGGAGTTCTTTTTAATTGTGAAATAGTTTTTTGCATGAATGTTTCTACTTCATTAGGAGGTATAGAACCAATATTCATATAAAATATTCTTTTTTCTGGTGCTCGTGCTATTCTATGAATTAACATTGCATCTTCCATTAAAACATATTGTTTATATAATTTACGAGCAGGTTCAATATAAGATCTACCATAAGGAAGATAATTAACATCCGAAATTAGTCTAAAATGAGCCATTTCATAGTTATCAAAGAAAATACCAGGTTCATTTTCTAAATTAGCTCCTGCACCAGGAACTGGATACATACCTGAACTTATATTATCCATACCATCAGGTGCATATCTATATCTTATTTCAGCTGGATTATCAGGATTGAAAGCTTCTTGTCTTTCAATATGATAAGCTGTATATGGTATAACATTATATACACCATATTTTTCAGCTATTTCTAATTTTAGGAAGAAATCACCATACTTACACATTTGTCTAATCCACATCCAAAGATTAAATTCAATATTTAATACGTCATAGAATAAATTATATAATATTTTTTGAATATCCTCATTAGCACTTCTAATTTGAAGTACTTCTCCCATATCATTTTTTAATGTTGATTCATCAGATAAAATATCTAAAGCAGAAGCTATAATAGCATCTTGATCCATTAAATCGTACTCAGAGTATAATTGAGGTCTTAAATATTGATAATTAATATTAAATTGAGCCCCATATAAAGAAGAAGGGCTTGTAGAATAAATTCTGTTATATCTATCTAATAATGAATTAGTTTCGATTTCTCCAGTAGCTTGTATTTTACCACTGTCAATTACTTTTACTTGATTACCACCTACATTTCTTATTATTACGTCAGTAGAAAATAATCTTTTTAATCTTGAAAATATGCTTTTATCAGCCATAATATATTGTTATTATTATAAATATGATTTAGAAGAGCCATCTAATGTCTTCTTTATCATTCCCAAATTTTTGTTCGTAAGGATTTTTATTTGTTTGATTACTTCCATATCCTAATTGGTATGGTGATCTATTAACAGACATATTACTTAATGATTTTTTAGTAATATCTATTCCTCTTTGTCTAAATTTTAAAGCCGTATCTCTAATATACATTGCTATACCGAAAGCCATAACTAAATCATCATTATAACCTCCTTGAGCTTCAGGTCTTCCATTTCTCCAAATAAAAGTTCTCATTTCTTCTAATAAACGTTTAGATTGAAATGTAACACCTTTATCACTTAAATATTCCTGAAATTTACCTACTACCATAGGTCTAGTCCTTGAAGACATAGTAAAACCAGGAACCATTCTACTAGTATCCATATATTTTTCAAAATAAGAATTGGCATTTGGACTTTCTGTTTTATGAGAATAGTATAAATTAGGATAAGCTCTATCAATACAAACTTGAATAGTTGCCCAACCTATATTAGCATTTTCAACTACTAATAATGCTTCATTATATTCTGTGGCTAAACCAACTAATAAGTGTCCATATTCTTTAGTCCCAATTTGACCCTTATATTCGGCAACTTGTACATTACTTTCAATATCAATAACATGACATGCAGAATAATCTTTACCATCGCCTCTAGCAACATCAGCTACAACCATATAATTTCTAGTATAGTCAGGTGATTCCCAAACCCATAAATTTTGATCAACTCCTCTTCTTTCCAATGGATCCTTTATAAATGTTTTTTCGTAATATTCAATATACTCAGGATAGAACACAATGTCACCGGATGTTGAAAAATCACAGTCACATTCTTGAGCTGCCATTCTAGGATCACCTAATAATTCATCTTGTCGTTTTCTCCAAGCATCATCTCTTTCTGGATGAACAAACCAAGGTAATTTTATAGGTAAAAAATCATTTTCTGATGCTTCTGCTCTTGTCCAAGTTTGATGAAACCAATTACCAGTACCATAAGGAGTACTTAATGCTATACAGCCCCCTCCAGTAGCAAGTGTTTGTTGAGCTGATGCCCATATTTCACCTATATTTTCAATAAATGCCGCCTCATCAATTAATAATAAGGATACTGCTTCTGATCTACCAGCATCACTACTTGCAGATGTTGCTTTAATTTGTGAACCATTTATAAGCCGTAAATTTAATTTATTATTTTCAGCTGCATCTACTTTTAACCAGGAAGGTAAATTTTCATACATAAATTTTACCTTTGTAACCATATTTTTAGCGGTTTCTTGTTTTGTTGCTATACAAAGAATATTTTTATCTTTAGCAAATAACATCATCCATAAAGAATAACCCGCAGATAAAGTAGATAAACCTAACTGCCTTGATTTTAATACTATAGAATAGGGATTATCTCTAAATAACTTTAATACTTTTTCTTGGAATGGGTATAGATTAAATTGAATTCTACCTCTTTGTGGATGTTGAATGTAACAGTATTTTTTCATAAAATGTACAGGGTCCTTAGCACATTTTAGATACTCAGATCTTATTACTTTTTTTATTTCCGACATTATTTAAGTAGAAAAATGGTAACAGCGACAGCTACTATACCAGCACCCCCCATTAATTTAGTTTTTAATTGTTGTTTTTTTAAATCGGTTTCTAATCTTTCAGATAATTTTTTTGAGAGGGTAAGTTGGTCTGATTTTGTATTTAATATAGAATTAAAGTTACTAATTTGATCTTTTAAATTAAATATAACACTATCTTTTAAAATTATTTTATCTTCTAATAACTTTATCTTATCAATATTTAATAATAACTCTTCTTTAGCTCCGTCTCCTGAAATTAGATCTTTAATTACTAATTTTGCTATTGGTTTTTGTAATTGAATCGAGGATGGCACTGTATCGTTCTGTGAAAAACTTTTCAAGCTCATCATCATTAAAATCATCAACGGCACTAATTTTAGTATTAATTTCATACTTTAAACTATTTATTTTTTGATTTTTAAAATCAAGTTCTTTATCTAAACTACTTAATTGGTTATTTAATGTATCTATTTTAAAAGTCAATTCGTCATTTTCACTATGTAACGAATCGACTTTTTGTTCTAATGCATCAATTTTAGCATTATACTCTTCAACATATCTTTCTCTATCTGAATAAAGTAACCAAACTATAATACAAATAAGAACTATAATTTTTAATATGTAAATAACCCTTTCCTTATATCCCATTATATTTTTTTATCTAGAATATTTTCTAATTCCTTTTTTAATTTGGTTTTAGCTTTTAATTTATCTAATAAAATTTCTTTTTCCATTCCCTTAGCCTTAGAATAATCTCTAGCTAATGTTCTCATATCTGATTGGATTTTAGCTAATTCCTCAGCTGTTTTAGCTAATCCCTTATTTTTAGAAATTTCATCTTTAGATGGTTCTTTTTCGTCTTCTTCATTCATGTTTTCTTTAATTCTTTTCCTAAATCTTCTAGTCCTTTTTGGGTAGCTAATTTAGCTTTTTTAACTTCTTCAGATCCTATACCATATTTCTTTAAAGCATCCATATAGGCTTTTAAAAGATCATTATGCCTATCAGCATAATCTTGTACATCTTCCATAGCATCTTTTTTAGCTTGTTCTAAATCCTCTTTAATTCCACTTTGGGCATCAAATATTATTTCAACATGATTATCAATATACTTTACATCGTCTTTAGGAA